ATGCCGGTGATGGTGAGGTTCGTGTTTGTCGCGCCTGATGGGAGGCCCGTTAAAGGGACAAATTCTGTCCCATAGACTGGTCCATAAGGAGTAAAGCCGTTTGTGGCTGTGTAGCTGATAACTGGAGCGCCCGATGTGGTCGTCCAAAGATAAGCTGAGCCATTAACGTTATCGGACCACCATTCGGCAATTTGAACGCCGTTTGTGTTCCCGACAATTTTTGTCTTGTTTTCCATTTTGATGTAGCTAGGAATAAAACCGAGGTTCAATGTCTGAGCCACACCCCCTGTAATTACGGTCAGGGTGCCTTTTTTTACGATTGCCATAATCCGTTCCTATAGAGTTGAGGTTAGCCTGGTGATCCAGTTGTCGTTTAAAATTCTTGTTGCAAATGGGTACTTATAGCCGACGGTTCCTCTCTGATTGAGTGGATCAGCGGTTCCGGAAGCACCTAAAGGCTTCACGATAAATTCGGCTTCTTTTGCCCCTAATCGAACTACGCCATACGCTTCTTGTCCCAAGATAAAAGAACTATAAACGTTAGGAGATGCCCCATTAGAATAACCATTAGTATTTAACAGCCATCTAACGTTTCGTGTTGCGCCCCATTCGGCTTCTAAAGCGTTTAAAGGGTTAGGATAATTGGCAACTGAAATAAAAGAACTAACTGCCTCTAAATCTGCTTGCATATCAACTGACATGAAGCCCCAATAAGAACTACGAACCGGTGATGTACCGAATTTAAGTTCGCCAGGAAGTGGGTTAGTCATTAACCGGGCGTTGCCCTGTCTTAATGCAATTACCGCATTCTGAATATCAGCGTCAGTAATCTCTGTCGGAGTATTACCGTTAAGACCGTTAGTACAAAGAATGGTGGAGGCCGTAGATACCATCATGTCTCTGATTAAAGTATCAATGGTGAGCCCTAATTGAAGCGAAAGCACTTTAGTCGCTTCGTTCAACACTCTATCCTGGACCACATATTGGACCTGATCTGTGATAGTTACAAAAGAACCATACCATTGAATCTGGGCTTGGAAGTCTGTAACGTTTAATTGGTCGCCTGGAGGGGTCTGACCATCAGTTAATGGAACTGTTGCAGCGGTAAGAGTTGAATACCGTCTGAAAACCATTTGGTTACCACTATTAAGTGGAATTTGGCGCTTTTGCGCAAATAGATCGTAAATAAAATACGGTCTGGCCAGGGCTAGTAAAAGTCTATCGAAATAGGTTCTAACTTCTGGCGGTAGTTGGGTCAACGATGTAATTGCCACGTTCTATCCGTTAGTTAAATACCTTCCAGATGACGGCTAGCTATTTTTGCAAATTCTGCGTCTGACATCGTTGAGTAATATTCGGCCTTAGATAAGGTCGCTTGCCCTCCAACCATCGCCATATGGCCCGGTTGTTTGGCGTTCTCCACGATTCTTCTTGCGTTCTCACTCGTTTGAGGAGGAGTCGATTGAACTTGTGCTAGTTGCTGAGCCATCTTGCCAAGTTCGTAGGCGAACATTGCTTTGTTCTCCGCGCCCCTTAGCCCTTCTGCAAGGTGAGGTTTCTGCCTAACGAGGGGAATCGCATATTTGCTCATCACCTCGGCATAATCGGGGTGCAAAGATTGAAACTCTAATTCTTCGAGCCTTGCTTGATAGCCAGCTTCTCTCTGGTTCCACTCTCTTCGGATCTCCTCTACGTTTGGAACGTATTCTTGATCCTTCCCCTCGAACATTTCTGTTCTCTTGGGTGGTTGTGGAGCCTGTTGCTGGCTCATATTGGCTCGAAGCATGTCGAGCTGGAGTTGATACTCCCTCTTCTCTGCTTCCTTTTCTGCTTTTATTCGATCGACTTCTTGCCGGAGTGCTGCGAAATTTAACTCTTGTTTAGAAAGTTCTATTTGAGGAGCCTCTTCGGCTTTCTCTAGAAACTGTTCATGAACAACAGCATCATCTGTATACTCTTGCTGGTATGAATTCTGATCTACCTGTTCCCCGGCGGCGGGATTTAAAGCGCCCATATAATTTTGTATGTCAATGTCTCCCGACATTATTTCTCCTAAGCCCGGCGGCGGCTTAAACTACGCCCATTTAAGAAAGGATTACTTTTAGTTTCTCACCTTGTTGAGCCACCCTCGACGATGCATCTTCTGCTTTGTCGCTTAAGAGAAGCTCATTAATGGGTACATCGGGCGGCGACGAAAGTTCAGGAACAAAGTCGAAAACTCCGAGTGTCTGGTCGACGTACCAAACTAAAACGCCTAAAACGAGAGGAGGTCTCTCAAAATAGGTCTTGAATGCCTGTCGAAAGACTCCGGGTTTCCCCTTATCCTCTTTCGCGGCGAACACAATGTAAAAAGGACGCCCGTCAGATTTGGAGTTATTCGCAATGTCTTGAGCTTTTGCCAATACATCTTTACCCCACTGCTCACGGCTTTCCCCGATTTCTTGGCTCATGAAAACTCCAGTCTAGTAGCCGGAATTCCCAGATTCGCCATCCCAATGGTAGTTTTTCATTTGGGACATGATTTTTTTGTTATCTTCTTTACAGCCAGCCATTCCAGCTTGACCGTAAGCGATATCCATAGCTTCGCCTTTGAACTCATGGCAACCCATGCCATGTTCCAAGTGACCTTCAGCAGGCAAAATCGGCTCTTCTACTTCATTGCGATATCTTTCTTTCATCGCGGTTCCTATTTTTTCTTTTTTTCTGGTTTACCCAATTCAGGGTACTTTTTATGTACTGCCGCTTTGATGCCCGCAGGATTAGGGGCATTGTGAGCATAGGCAAGGGCAGCTTTGGCCCTTTTCTCCGTGTTGATAGGGTAGGAGCCCGCTGGAGCGCCACCGGCCTTTCCGGCCATTTCGCTTGTCTTCACGTTTTTATATTTGCCAACGTTTGAGCCGCCTGGTTTTTTCTTCATGGCTTCTTCTTTGCCGCGAGGAACCGACTTGTTGGAAGCAATTTTTACTTCTTTTTTCATGACTAACCCTTTTTATAAGGGAAATATTTTACTTTACTTTCTAAGGCGGCCTGATTGAAGTCGCCAGTATCAGCAGGAGGAGGGCCCTCGGTGTATCCGTAGGGCATTTCCTGGGACCAAACCCAGGAATCCAGTTCTCTAGATTGAGAGTTAGGAGGCTCGGGATGAGAATAATCTAAACTTTTTGTCATGAGGGCCTAAAAAAGGTGCATGTAACTTATAATTTGAATAATAGCGCAAAAGCATGGAAACTAATATCTTCTGGAAATCGAGGACTTGTGACCATCTTATCAACAAATCATCAACACTTTTTTTCTCTCGAGAAAAAGGGACTTATGTTCAACTTCCACACCCCTCTAGAAGAAGAGAAAATGTATACATACTATCCTCTTCTAGAGTGCTGTGGAGGGTGTTCATACAATTTGACTGAAATTCTGGGCCTTGATTAAATGGAACTGGCAGAAATGCCGCCTTTAAAAATAAGCAACAAGACAAAGAGGATTTCCAGGGTGAAGGCCGTTTAGGCGGCCGTCACTTTCTCGTCTGTTTTACCTTCTAGAGTCTTAATTATGGAGACCGCTTTTAGAAGATTTTCCATATCAATCCCTTGCAACTCTTTAATGGCTTTGATGAAATTGAGCGCCCTCGCACTCTCTTCCTCTTCAGCGCGCGCGATTCGCTCAGCGTATTCCGCTGTATCGAGACCGATTCGCGCCCTTCTCTCATCTCCAAGGGACTGATCAGAATAGGCTTTAGCGTCGACCGATTTGTTGATATTCTGTTGATTCTCCATCATAAGTTGAGTTTGGGCCTGTTGGACCTGTTGAGCCTGTTTGGCTTCCTGATCCATGCGCTCAAATATCTTCTTCTTATCATGTAGATTACTTGCCTGGATAATTTCGGCATCTGTGATATTGACGCCGATTTGACGAAGGGCGAGTCTGCCGACAAAGTCATTTTGTTTCTGGGTATCCGTTAAGTTGCCCTCTTCTACGGAGATGTCATACTTGCCAAAAGATTTGGAATAAAACTCTTCCGTGGGTCTTCTCTTCGTGATTAGCTCAATTTTCTCAGGGGTGTAGTTTAGCTGTATGAGTTTCACGATCTTTCGAGATAAAATTTTCTGAGATTCTCGAAGCCCATCCATGATGTCTTGCAAATTTACCATCCCGGCGGCTTGTCTCATCTTTGCGAGAGTACCAGCTGTCTCAATCTTCTCATTTTCAGCCATGCCGAGTTGCTCTGGGCTTATGCCCATAATTTCCATCATGTCTTTCTCGAATTCGGCTTCAAGCTGAAATTGCGTTGGATTGATTCCAGGGGCTTGAATTTGCTGAACATCCGTCATCTGAGCTTCGGGCTTCAGAAAAATGACTTGGCCTTGGCCCGATTTATAAAGAGACGTCGGGTTGCTAACGGAGTTAGTCTTCGCTATCCAGCCAGAATTAAGTTGACTATCGATGACATCGACCATTTTTGATCGACGCTTATTAATCTCAGTTTGGGGGTCTCTAACGACGCGGACGAGTGATTGGATTTTCCAAGTGTAGAGGTCATAGGAGGGTTCGAATATTGCCAAGAAAGGAGTAAAAGGGTACTCGTCAAGGCCCCCTGGGTTCGTTCCATAGTAAAGTAGCTCTCCTTCGACAATGATGCCGAGTTCCATCGATTTGACTGGTTTTCTAATAACTTCTATCTGTGGATAGATACTCCTAAATAATTGAAGTCTCTTTCTATCTCCATCCCAAAGTTTTGTTTCACCCGTCATCATGTCGACGAGGACATCTTTGTTTTCCCACTTTTGGCGCCAATATTCGGTGTAATTAAGCAGTTTTTGCATGCCCCATTGTCGGGCGTAAGGCATGTAGGTAAATTTATCGTCGCGAGAGCCCCAAGGAAGGCCCATAATCAGGTCTTCTTTGTTAGGGATAAGAGAAATGACATCGGAACGAGAAAGGAACTTCCTTCGGGCTACAAAGGTACTGTCACTGAGGTCCCTCTTAGTAAAGAATGGATCAAGGATCACCGCGTTCCAGTCATCCCTGTGAAAGCGGATGTCTCCCGACACCGGATCGTTTCGATAATCTATATATGGAGAAAGAAAAGAAATGCCTGTGGTAAGCGCACCTTTGAAGGCATCTGAGATAGCTTCATATCCATCAGCCGATTGCATAATGTATTGTAGAGTATCTGATAAAATAGAGGCTGTATCTTCACTTGCGTCTTCAATTGGGGAGACAATTGAGCTAAGCCGGTTTTTCCTTTGATATCCTTGAACCAAATTGATGAGTCGCCTAATTTTATTATACGTAAAGCTAGATCGGCGTTGGTTATTGAGATAGGCAAGTTCTTCGAGGCTCCATTGATTCCCAAGGTAATAAGAAAGATCTTTGTAAGCCTCGGCATAAAACGTGTTCCAAAGCTGATATGCCCTCTCATATGATTCTCCGAAGTCTTTTATGATGTCTTGATGATCTTCAAGTCGAGGATCATTCTTAGCGACAGAATTTCGATAATGTTCTAGAAATTCTGTACTATCCTGCGAGGGCGAATAGTCCGACATGGGACTTGACATGGGAAACCTGAGTAGATAACCCTATGATAGTTAATCTTTTTTTTAACTTACACACCAACAGGTATAAGCGCAACCTGTTAGGAGGGTTAGAAAAATGCAAGTGAACCAGATTATAAGAAACGTATTAAGATGCATCTAAAATCTCCCTGATAGAGAAAATGATGGCACATAAGGCCAAGGCAATCGACAGCGTGATCCAGATCGGGGCGGTCACCCAGAGCCAAGACCATTCGATGAAACCTAACAGCTTAAGCGCCAGGAACAAAAGGAACATTAAAGAAGGGAGATGCATATCTATTTTAAATTTTCTTTTCATGGGGTTTTATTTTGAACGGGGTTGACCTGGCCGTTGGGATAAGGAATTCGCGGCTCTGGGACAAAAGGGGACTGCACGCCTATGGGGCTCATAGGGGACCGAGGTACAGGGCTCGGGGGGATCGGTATTTTAACGGTTCCTCTAGCCATTAACTCCTCATTGGCCCCCAAGGGAGCCATCCTCTAGGATAAACGGCCCAAGGGGCCCAGTCATGAGGGGCTTGCCTCCAAGGACAAAGTGGCGTCGTTATGGTGCGACCCCCGGGCATCGAACCGGTGCCGCCTTGAGTCGCGGAATATGGGAGAGGCCAGGGGAAAGGGCGAGATTGAGGCGGGATGGGAGTCGAAACACGACCAGATCCACCAGAATATCCGCCATTGCCCCCGCCGCCGGCTCCGCCAGTGCTCGTCGAAAGAGGGGGTTTAAAAGGGTAGCTCATAGCCTTATCATAATCAGAATATGCAAATTCTACGAATTTTGCTTATATTTTATCGCGATCTCCGCCTCGGTAATCTCTGACATATCAGGAATTCGAAAGATTCTGGTTTTATACTTCTTATCACTAAGATGTGCCGCTATTTCAATGGGGTTATTTTCATAGTATATCTCTTTACGCGAATATAATGATATCTCACTAGAAATAAATTCTCTAAATACTAAGAAAATCTCTTTTTCTTGCTCCATATGTTCCTACTTCTTTAATTTAACTTGTTGATCGACCATCGAAACCTCTTTTAATTGGGGGCATGTAAAGACATGCACATCCAAATATTCATCTTCCAAATAGGCTGATAAAATGTTCACACAGTCCGTAAAAAAGACAGCGAAATAAGGAGAATTTGGCATAATTCGAGGCGAAACGCCTGATCGATCCAACTCATCCTTTTTTTTTGATCTATAAATTACTTGATAAATTTGTTTTTCTTTCATATTTTTTCTTTAATATATATTTCCAGAAGCCGGGACTCTAAATTGAAAGCCATAAGACGCCGCGACTTCATCATCAAAACTATTGGTAAGAGTGAAAGGCATAGGAAGAGGCTCATCGCACCAATGGCTGACGACTCGAATCGAGTAATTTTCGGTTGTTAGCAATCCCCGAGCTGGGTTAAACTTAGCGATGTG